TTGCCAATAGTTATAGATTTTGTATTTCCAAAAGTTGAAAACCATATTTTAAATTTTATCATTTTATTAGCAATTTTAATATATCCAGTTATCGAATTATCAGATTTTGTATATAATATCAATTCTGCTTTTCTATTGAAAACAAAAGCATTTTCTAGAAGTTTTAGTATTTGATTGTCATCCATTTCTTCAATTTGTTTTTTTATTTCTTCTTTTTTTGCTTCATATTTATTTAACATGTTTTCACAATTGATATTGTACGTTATGACAAATAAAAATATTTTTATTTTTTCAAAATAAGGAACCATAACATTTTGCTCTAAATTCACAGGCTTTGCATAGATAATTATTCGCTCCAGGTATAGTTTTATAATCTTGTAATTTCATAAATTCTTTAAATTTCTTAATCCAATCAATTGTTTTTTTCATATACTCGTCTAATACTTTTTTATTTATTTGGAATTGCTTAACTTCTTTATTTATTCTATTTAAATATATGATATAGACATTATCAATTTTATAGTTTTGCTGTTGTAATAAATAATAGTAAATTGAAACTTGATAAAGATGATACTCCTTTATATTAAAGTAATTACTTGTAATGGTTTTTAGTTCTATAAGATCATTATTGCAAATTAAGTCAATCCTTCCAGAGATCTTAATTCCTTCAATTTCGCCTTTCACTTCAACTTCACTTTTACAGCCTAGTTTTTCGACAAAGTAATTTTCTATTCTCTCATGATGTTGTTCTCCTAAATCAAGACTAATTTCATTGATCCCTCGTTCAAATTCAAATTTTCTACTCAGATAACTTTTTCTGAAACATATTCCAATTTCACTAGGAAATATTGTATCTTCTGGATATTTCATTTTAAAGCTTTGCTTTACAAATTCTTCATAATTCATAATTTCACTCTCCTAAATTAAAAAATCTCATTAAATTTATTATTTTATTACAAACTTCTTCATTTTGTACTTTTCCAATTTGTAAATCAACATCTAATGCTTGCAATAAAATTTGGATATCAATACTTTGCTCTTGTCTTCTTGATTCTAAATTTTCACAATTTACATAATTATTGATACTATTTATCTTCTGCTGAATTAATTCAATTAAAGCTTTCAAAATTGAAGGATATAATACTTGAGCATTTATAATTTTATCATAAGTTTTTTTAATTGCAATTTGAATAATATGAATTCTATCTAAAATTGCAGAAGTGAAAATTTCGTAATTTTGTAAATAATCTTCAACATCTGGAGCCGATAATCTACTAATTGTATAAGCGTAAGGATTGCCCGCGTAAATTATTGGAATACATTTTTGAATAGTAGCAGATTTTGACTCTGTTCCAGCTCCTCTAGTCCAAATACAATTTTCAATTCCAGTGCTTAGAGTTGAATTTATAGTATTTAATTCTTTTGCTGAAAATCCATTTTTCCAAGTTTGAATTTCATCAAAAATTAAGCCATTTGATAAAAATACAGCTCCATACATATTATTTCTGGCATCATAGACTAAATTGGCATAAGTTGGAGGCTCAGTATAATAACGAAAATTGAAAACTTCTTGTAAAATCATAAAAGTTGTAGTTTTTCCAGTTCCTCTATTTGAAATTTCAATATAATTAATTTGGCGTTTAGTAATTGGAGATTTAAAAAGTGGAAATAGTCTCGGCAAAAATAAAAATATGTCAGTTGTATCCATTTTTGTTACATCATATCCAAAACTTTGAAGTAGAAGGGCATATGTTAGATGTTCCTGATTTGCTAAGTCAAATAATTCTTTTGCAATTTCATAATTATTCGGCGGTTCAATTGAATAAATATCAGCTATATGCCAACCATTAATTCCTTTTCTAATTTTTACAAACATATAAGAAGTTATTAAGTTATAGAAATCTTCAGGATTATCAGCTATAAGATGTGGGTCAAATTCACCAGTAAATCCATTTTGAAATTTTGCTATTACTGAATCATCTTTTACTTTGAAACTTGTAATTTTCGAAATAAATTTTACTTCATCATTAAATAATAAATAGCTTTGAAAATATTGTTGATCAATTCCGCGTTTATAAGCTTTTAAAATTTCGATTTTTTTCCTTTCTTCAATCTGTTTTCCAGATAAAATAATGTTTAAAACTCTTTCTGTATCTCTCGGATTGTAAAAAAAAGAATGAGATTTGACTTTATCCAAAAACTGAAAATCACTACTCATAAAAAAAATGATAACTTATGACGTTTTAAAATTCATCTTCAACATTCTTTTTCTGTGCTTTTTTCTGTGTTTTTTGTTCTTTTTGTTTCTCTTCTTCTTCACTTAATTCCAATTCTTCAATCTGTGGAGCTGTATTATTTCTTCCAGTAAACTTTACATATTCATTTAGAATGTCAGCATATTTTGTTAAAAACTCTGAGATTAATTTTAAATCTTCTGCATCATTAGCAGTTATTCCTAATTGCTTTCTGAAATTATTTTGACTATGAATGGTCATAGAATATCTTACTTTTCCATCCTGAGGCACAGCATTTAGTTGTATTACTAGTCTTTTTAATCCTTTTATTTTTAAAATTCTTGAAGTTATCTTATTTTGTTCTTTCGCTGTTTTACCTAATTCATCTATTATTTCTTTCAAACTTGCCATTTTTGCTCCCGAATTAAAAGTTTGAGATATGACAAATAAAAATATTTGAGAATTTAATAGCTTAATATATTCGGCACTGTGAGGTCAAACTCGAAACTTTTTAATTCGAAATTAAGGCCGAACGAGTGCAAATTCAAAATTGTAAGTTTGAAAGATATAAAAATAGTTTCAAATTACAAATTTGAAATTAAGCACATAGGAAAAAAGAAATAAAAAAAGATTTAAATTAACTTGAAGAATATAGATCTTATGATTTTTGAGATTTTGAGATTATATTTTTTTGCCAATTCTTCAAGTTTTTGATAGTATAGCTCATCAATTGTGAAAAAAACACGCTCATCATAGTTATCTGTACTTTCTATTGGCTTAAATTCATCTTGATGGTTTAGAATTTTGTCAATTTCTTGTTTTATTAACTCTCTTTTTTCGTAAAAAAGAGATTTGTATCTTGAAGGAATTCTTAATTCGATATATTTGTTCTTTTGGCGCTTCATATATTTCTTTATTTTTATAAAATATATAAACGTGACATATACATTTAAATGTCAGATTTTTACTTTTAGATGTGATCTGTGAAAAAGTTTTCATTTATCATTTTCTTTATACTTACACGTATTTTGTTACTATTGCTACAAATTATCGCTATAACTCAACAACAAAAATCTATAAAAAATTTCGGCAATATATCTATAATCATGATAAAAATTCTCATATATTTAGCGTAAAAGAGTATACAACTAAAATGCATGGACTTCATTATCATGTTTTAGTTTTTACGAATAAAAGACTTAACTATTCCAGAGTTCATAAACGAATGCCAAAACATAGTGATATTAGAATAGAATTAGTTCCAAAAACAAAAAAAGATATAAAAAAAGTTTTAACTTATATGTTAAAAAATCAAAAATAAATTATTTACTTTGTTGTTGTTGTTGAGAGTTTTGGTTTTGTTCAGCTTTTTTCTGTGCTAATGCATTTACATCTCTTAATGTATCCATATTTAACAATGAATTAATTCCAAGAGTTGTAGTATCTTTAATACTTTCAACTGCTGAGATTGTAGATTTTGTCATTTGATCAATAGCTAATTGGAATGATTCATTTGTTTGTTTTTGATTGTAAAGATGTACAATTTCCCCAACTACATATGAACCTATCAATACGCCCATTAGTACTAGAAATCCTTCTACTGCATATTGTATTGTTGACATTTCAATTCTGTTGTTTACAAATTACTTAATAATAAAGTTTGTGCAAAAATTCGAAATATATAAATTTGTCATAATGTATGTTTATAAACTGAGGAGAAATGGAGAAGACAGAAAAGAAAGAAAGAATTACTTTTGGTATACATATAGATAAAGAGTTAAAGAAAAGACTAAAGATTTATTGTGTAAACAACAATATAACCATGACTGAAGCTATAGAGGAGGCATTAGAGGAATATTTACAAAAGAGGCAATCAAAATGAGAGTAATAAGTATAAAAATTCCAGAAAAACTCCTTGATGAACTCGATAATTATGCTATGAATCATAGATTTCATAGATCTGAAGTTGTTAGACTGGCAATTATAGAATTTCTAGATAATCATGCAAGAAACAAAGAAAATAATGAAGTTAGGGTTGAAAAAATTACGTTTTAATAAAAAAAGTTATCTTAAGTTATTAATTTTTTTTCTTTTAACTTTCATACATTGCTTTTACATTTTTTTCTTTTTGAGTTTCAAATTTTGGCAAAGTTACATTATTTTGTTTTTGATATTTTCCATGATATGGATTCTCAACAGGAGTCAAAGTTCTGGCAAAAATTAGATGTAAAAATCTTTGACCGCTTTGTAATTTTATTGGAAATTCCGAGCCTATTACTTCAATTGTAAGTTCTCCTTTGAATCCGGCATCTACAATAGTTGGCGGAATTGAAAGTCCTAATCTTGCGAAAGTTGATCTCAAATTCACAAATGCCATTACATCATTTGGCAATTCTATATATTCCATAGTTGTCATCAAAAGATGTTCATGTGGATATATTATAATTTCGTTAGAGTTTATAATTTCATAAAAATCTTCTATTTTTTCTCCTGGTTCAAATATTCTTTGAGTTTTCTTCAATTTAGCAAATTGTGAGTCAATTCTCAAATCTATTCCATTTTCTCTTACTATTTCTTCCGAATATGGAACTATTTTTATCCATTCTTTTTCTAGATAGTATTTTAAATCACGGTCACTTAAGATCATATTTGTTCAAATCAAAAAGTCATGATATGACAAATATATTTTTATTTATCTCTTCTTTTTTAATCTTTCAATTTCTTGTTTAAGTTCATCAATTTCATCATAAATATCTACAAAGATATCATAAATTGCTACATATATAATTGCAAAAATTCCAGATGCAAAAAATGTTGATATTATAACTATTGGCATATTTTTTACAAGAATTCCTAATGACATGACTATTAAAGCTAAAGACATTAAAGCTAAAAAAATTAAGAAAACTATTATTTCACGAAATTCTCTTTCCATTTTTTCTCATCTTTATTTTTCGTTTTCTGACAAATATATATCATCATTTTTTCTGCCACAAATTATTGTCAAATCAAAGAAATTTTTTACATATCTATAATTTACTCTTATATATTGCGGATATCTAAAAGTTTTTGTAATATAACTTACAATTCCGTTCAATCTTTTTATATAAAAATTATGTGGTACTGTTAATCTTATTTTTACCATTAATTCGTTACCATTATCTATAACATTATAATAGTAAATACTTGTCGAATAAAAAGCGTTTAACCAATTCAAGACTTGATCTTTAAACTTTCTACATTCATATAATACAAACTGTTCCATAATTTTAATATAAATGACTGACAATTAAATAGCTTTTTAAAAAATTGAAGATAGTATATTAGATAGTTAGTAATTCCCAGAATTATCCCAATTTTTCAACTTACATTATAATCAGCTCATATACAAAATATTATGTATATAGCTTTTGTCTTGAATTTTACGCCAATTTCAACAATTATTATTCATCATATTACATATACGGCGTGAAAATTTATATTGTAGAAATTAAAATTTTTAATTGACCAAAAATGGCGAAAGGTCACACACCAAGATCATTTTCGCAAAGATACGCAAAGTGGCAAGCTAAGTTCACTTCATTTAGTAATCCAACAGTTTCTTCAACAATTTTAACTAATGTATCTCCAGTTGCACAACAAAATTTCCAAACTAATGTACCTAAATTCACTTCAGTAAATGAACAAGTTTCAGCGGTTTTAACTCAATATGGAATTACTGGGCCTCAAAGAGCAATTTATCAAGGTTTCGGATTAAAAATTGCTAGAGCTTTAAATAGAATTGGATCAGGCCCGGCTTTAGTAAATATGATAAACGGTTTAAAAGCTTATTACATAAATGCCTTTAATGCAAATCCTACAGTATTAGACGCTGTAACTAATATAATCACCGGTTCACCAACTGGATACGTGAGCTAAAAAGTTTAAAGCTATTCTATTTTTTTATTTTTTCTATTTTAGGATTTAAAATTTTAAAAAAATTACTTTTAACTTTTAGTCATCATCTTCAACTTTTGTTTCAATATATTCGTAAGTTTTTTTACTAATCCTTTTACAATCGCTTAATTTTAAATTTTTATTATGTCTTTTTATATGGTTAATCATGCTATTTCTGTTTCTGCTTATGAATCCGCAAACTGGACATTCGTATAAAAACATTCCCATATGATTTTTTAGTGTCATGACAAATAAAAAAGTTGTATGAAAACCGTAATTTTAACCATGAATTATTCATCTATACGAAATGTAGCAGAGGATATAGCTTACGTTTTAAGAAATCATGGAGAAATTGTAACAATTTCAACAAATCCATATTTAATTCCACAATCTGATAAATTAATTGTTTTTATTCCATTTCATCCACCATCTTTAAATCCATATCTTTACACATTTCATGAATTTCGCGGAATTAAGTATTTTTATACAACTTGTGATGGTCAGCCTAATTTAAATATAGTAAATCAATATCTATTAAAAGACATAAAATTCATTCCAAATTCAAAATTTACAGCTCAGAATTTACAAGATGTAGGTCTAGATGTAGATTTGCCAGTTTTTCATGGCATTAATTTTGAAATTGTAGAAAAAGCTGAAAAATTAGCTATTCAATTAAAGCAAAAATTGGATAAAGATTTTCCAAATACTGTGAAATTTGGGATTGTTAGTGGTTTAACTAAGAGAAAAAATATGGATTTAATGCTTAAAGTTTTCCAAGAGATAAATACTAAAATTCCAGAATTAGCTAAAAAAGTTCACTTCTTTGTTATCTCTCATAAACAATTTAAAGATTTTGAAGTTCCTGAAAATGTACATTTTGTTTCAGAATTTGGGTTAAATCCTAGAGAATATATATTTGCATTTTATAAAGTTATGGATTTTACAATTGTTCCTAGCGGTACTGAAGGTTTCGGGATGCCAGTTCTAGAATCTATGGCCATGGGAACTCCAGTAATTCACCAATTAATGCCTCCATTTGATGAATTTACAAGTTGGCAGTGGAATTTATTAATTAAATCTTCTGAAGTTGAGGAATATTACGATAAAGATCATGGACAAAAATGGAGAATTCACAAATTTGACATTCAAGACATGGTAAGTGCAATATTAATAGCTAGTGAGTTACAAGATAGAGATGAGAGAAGTAAGAATTTGAGAGAATTAGCTAAGAGATATGATATTAATAATTTATATGTTAGATTCTTAGAATAGAAAAATCGAAAAATTTATGAATGTCATAATATATATAATTATCGTGATAACATGAGTGAGATAGTGATAGAATGTGAAAATTTAGGAAAGTTTCATGTAAATAAGGAAAATGGTTTATTAATTAAAAATATAATAAAAATGTGTAATGATTATGGTCTAACGGTCAAAGTGGTGGAATAAATGCCGAAAAAGTATTATTGCTATTTATGTAAAACAAAACTTGTTGGAAAAAAGGAATTTAAAAAACATGCTGTAAAACATTTTGATGGACTAAGGTGTCCATATTGTAATATGAGAACTATGAATTTATTTATACACTTATCATTTTATCACATCAAATTCAAGAAAAAAATGCTATTTCATAGAGATTTAGCGATACTAGTAAAGGAAGCAAACAGTTTAAGTATTTTAGATGACCCAGAATTAAAATTAAGTAGATTTGAAAAATATCATATAAAAAGAATGATGAATAAGTTATAATTCTTTTTTCTTGTTATATTTTTTTCATTTTTTGTTTTCTGAATTTTTGCTTAATAAAACAGATATATCTTTGCTAATTTCTTCAGATATATTTTTTATCATTTCTAAAGCTTCTAATATTTCATCTTCTTTAAGATCTTCATTTTCATTAATTTCATTAATTAATCCAAGTTGTAATTCAAGTAAAACCTCAAATTTTATTAAATCTATCTTTTTTACCATAGTTCATCACTTTTTATTTTGTGAATTTTCTTTTACTATAAGTACTATTTCTTTATCAATATCAGACATTATGCCTTTGGCACTCATTAGCAATTCTATTATATCTTCATCACTTAGAGCTTTATTATTTGCAATTTCTTCAATTATATCATAAAGCCATTTTGTCAATATTTTAATTTTTACTAAGTCTATATCTTTAACCATTTTCTCACGTAAATAGAAATTTAAAATATGACAAATATCAAGTTTTACCTAGTCTTATTTTTATTTCTTCAATTTGTTTTTTTAATTCATTTTGATTTATCTTTAGTTCTTCAATTTCTGTTTTCAAATTTTGCAATTCTGAGTTTACAATTTCTTTTACTGCATCTTTTAGAGCTTGTTTTATTTTCAAATAAAGTTGAACAATTGCGAATAATGTAGTTAGAAATGTAGAAATTGTAGTCAGAATAAGAGTTATTTCACTCATCTTCATGCTCACCTATTTCTTCTTCTAAATTATCTAAATTTAAATCTTTATCTTCTTTGAATTTTTGATATACTGAATCTACTTGTTTAGCGTAAGGCTGAGGATAGACTACTCGAAAATCTGAAATGCCAATTCTATTAGTTTCGGGATCTTTAGCTATTAAAAATTGGAAATAGAAAGTAAATCCAGGAATATATAAATCTACAACCATAGGTAATTCTGCATTTTTTAAAACTATAATTGAATGAGGTAAATATTTTGATAAACCATAAATTTGTCCTTGTAATTCTAATTCTCGAATTTTATCTATCGCGATTCTTACGGGACCGAAAATATTCGCAAACTCATCTTTAACTTGCATAATTATTTATTTCACAAAACAAGAATAAATAAACTCAAAGCCAATTTGCCATATACAAAATATTATGTATATGAGTTTGTCTGTTTATGCGTAAAAAGTGATGAACAAAGTTCATCACAGCATGAGCGAAAGATTTATATATTTAGATTTCGAAATGTATAATGGGGTTAAATATGACAAATAAAAAAGTTCAAACCAAATCTCAAGTTAAATCTTATTTTTGTAAATTATGCGATTTTATTGCAAATGATGAAAGTGAGTTAGAGTTTCATTACAAAATGGCACATGAAGAAGATAGTGATATTTCTGAAGAATTTCAAGTTGTCTATTTAAGGAAAAAAGAATATGAAGAATACATGAAAAATGAATATGAAAGAATTTGCAAAAGCGGAAGTTGTAAAATACGCCGTGAAATTAACATAGAAAATGATAAAAGTGAAGTAAGAAGATTATACAAAGAATATTGCTCAACATGTGAATTGAAAAAATTTTTGGTTGACGAATTAAAGCAAAATGGAAAAATGTAAATTTATTCTTTCTTTATTTTTTTATCTCTAATTTTTTTCATCTTTGTAATAATATTTCTAGTTTTTGATATAAATGAAGCGAAAGATTTTTATATTTCGATTCCTAATATTATATTGGGAAAAGAAATGTCACTAAAAGAAGTTGAAGAAAAAGTTATTAAGTTAGCACATGAATTTGCTCAAAAATATGAAAAAGAAATCTTAGAGTTAAATGAATATGAATTAATAGCATATATAAATTCAAAATTAGATTATGAATCTTGGAAATATTTTAATTTTTATCAACCAAAATTGTTAGCTTTATTTATAAAAACCGTGAAAGAAGACCTAGAATCTCAAAATAAATAACTTTTTTAAAATCTTCTTTTTTTATGTTCTATTTTTCTCATTTTTGTAACTTAAATTGTTTAACTAGTTAATATTTCTAAAATTTTCTTTTTGTCAATTTTATATGGTATATAAAATTTTCCATTATAAGTGTTTGGATCAAAATTCCAACCTTTTTTCTTTTTAATTATCATGCTCTCAAACTTATTATCTCTGAGCTATATTTTTAAAGTTTTTGTAGTAGAAAATTGGCTTATATTGTTTAGCTTTTGCAGACTTTTGAGCTAATTTTATCGAATTTTCAATTTTTGTCTGTCCTTGTAATTGTTCACCAAATTGTTGAGCAAATTGTAAATCTGAATCTGAAACTCCGTAGAATTTCCATTTTGTTCTCCAATAATTCAAAAAGTCAGAATATGATAATGTTCTTTTTCCTGAATTATAACTATAATTTTGTTGATATGGATATCTAGCAATTTCTAAAATTGCTGAAGCTATCATTTTTGCATACCAAATATTCGGATATCTTTGATTTACAATTCTTTGAACTTGTAGAAATTGCTCATATGAAACTGCATAATTTTCAATTTCAGAGCTATAAGTTATATTTATTCCTCCAGGAGATGGATCATAAAGATGAGCTTTAAATAATAAGCCGAATATTGAAATTACAGTTTTATCAGCTGTTAAGATAGAAACTAAATCTAATTGTGTGATATTGTTTGGATTGAATTCTGGAATTAAAACGGCTAAA